GGGGGGTGGGTGGGGGTGTGGTGGGGGGTGGGGGGGGGGGGTGGAGTGGGAGGAGAAAAAGAAAGGGGGGGGGGGCGGGTGCGGGGCAAAAGAGGGGGCCAATCAAAGGGGGCAAGTTATAGCCCCCCTTTAATGCTGGTAGCTGTTGAGTTATTCCCCCACCCGAAACCAGCGGGATACATAGCCGCGAGGCCATCTTTTACAGCGTTGTAAGTCTCGGCATATTGCTGCTCTTGATCTGAATTTGCGGCGGCCAAGTCGTTGACTGCTGATAACAAGGCGCTGCGTATGCGCAGCCAATCGAATTGAGTTAGTTCCATTGTGGTTCTGTGGTGGTGGTGCTACCCAATGAGGGCAGCAGATAAGCAGGGCCCAGGGCCCTGCCTACTTGCTGGCTTCAAACGGCGGAACCATCCCAATTGGCATGGCGGCCTTGGTTGATTACGTGGGAGGGTGCTCCTTCTAACCAATCCATGGGGCAGACGTCCTGACAAGCACTGATGGCCCGCTGCGCTAACCAGCTGGGCTTTGCTGTGGTTAGCCCTGCCGCTGTTGCATTGCACCAGTTCCACGCCTCGAGGTAGGCGTTGGTGCCCTGGTGCCCCCACCTAGCGGCCCTGTTGCAGCTGTTGTTATGGGCCCTGGCTAGGTATCGGGTGAGGGTGCTCAATTCCATGGGCCCCTGTTGTGGTGCGTGATTGGTGCCAGCCATCACAGGCCCCCCTCTGCATCACTGCGGCCTAGATCGTCGTAGAGCTTGGGTTCGATGCTGTGGTACAGAGCCTTGTACTCGTCCACTTCGTCCTGGCAAAAATCGGTCAGATCATCCCAACAGTGGAAGGGGTAACTCTCTCCCCCGTATGGGTCGAGCAGATAGAAGGCCCAGGCTTGCTCGTCGGTGCAGTAGCGCCAGGCGATAGTCCATCCGGTGGCCTCTTCAACCCTGCTGGCGTAAATCTTGCGGGTTGGCGATAGGTCCCGAGCCGTGGCCCGTGTTGCTGTGATTGTCATTTGGTCTCTCCTGTGGTGGTGGTGGGTAGCGCAAGCGGTGAAGGGTCACCCCGCCTACCTATTTATCCTAAGCATCCTTTGGGAGATGTAATGGGTAGCTGCAATATTTCTTAAGGTTTGCACCAGCAGGCCCCCAGTTTCCACTAGCCAGCCTCGACCCCCTGCCCGCTGCCCTGGTGGTTTACCAAGGCCACCTCGAGGCCCTGCAGTTTGCCCTAGGCAGCTCGAGGCACTGGTGCGGTGACACAGCCACCCGCAGCCCGCCCAGCTCCTGCCTCTTAACGACCTGGGCCAGCTAGTAGCCCTGTCCAAGCCTGAGCAACTGCCTTCAACACAGGTACGCAGGCCCTGCCCTGCAATGCTTCTGCCCCCCTGGCCTGCCCCAGCTGGACAGCATTGGACAGGCAGGCACCCCCTGGCCCCTTCTGAAATACCCCAGGAGGCCCCCAGGGGGGTGAAGCGGGCCCCGGACACTATGCGTAAGCCCCAGAAATTTAGGCAACAAAAAGCACCCCCGGCCAGCCCCCGGCTAATCCCCGGCCAACCCCTGGCTAGTACGAGTGAGTCTCAGGTAACTCGTACTAATTCCGGGTTAGCGAAAACAGCGCAAAAAAGTCAAAGGGCTCTTCTATGGCTAATCAGCTAAATCCTCTTATTGGCCTCTGGAAGAGGCTGCAAGAGGGTTAGAGCTGGTAGGTAATGGTAAGAGCCATAGATGGGCATGGAGGGCCTGTAGAGGGGCTGTAGTAAGCCTTAGAGGATAGGGACAGGAGTCGTCGTATTCTGCCCCCCAGCGACTAAGCCTGGACAGGGTTAGTACAGCCGTACCATGCGTTGTCCTCTATGGCTGTCTTTAAGTAAGCCCTAGGTATTTTCTGTAAGAAGATTATCTAGGATTATCTTAAAGATATTATCTAAGATTATTTTTTAGATAGATAGGGGGAAATGTACCCTCAGAGCAACTTAAACTAGCCTAAGGTTAATCTTAGTTATTCTCTTACAGAGGATTATCTAAGGCTAATCTTAGGCTAGCTTAAGGGGTATGGGGTTCCTTTAAGGCGTAAGAACAAATGTACTGTAACATTTAAGGGGTGTAATCCTTCCTCGGTTTGGGCAATAGTTGCCCCATGTGCTATGGTTTCTTTGGTAACCTGTGGTGGGTTTACTGCGGTTGGGGCCCTGAGTGGCCCCTCCCTTTTGTCAACAAAAAGGCTATGCTATAAATGTTGTATGGGTGGAGGCAATCGCAATGGCTAAACAAAACATCCAGGACGATCTTGCTGATCTCCATGCTGGTTTGGCCCTACTTTTGAAAGAAAAATTACAAGAAGGCACTATTACTGCTGGTGAAATGAATATCCTGCGTCAGTTTTTGAAAGACAATTCAATATCAGCCCAACCCACAGAAGGCACACCTTTTGGCGAGCTAGTGTCAAATCTTCCAAATCTTGATAAGGTAGTGCACATGCCTCGTCGCCGAGCATCTTAATTTCCCCCACCTCTTGGAACCATGACTTCAATTCCTGCTGGTTTTGCTATTGCTACCCCTATTAACAGGACTATTGGGGCTGCTGCTGCAATTGGTATGAGTCCTAATTCTTGCGGCGCTGTTACACAAGCAACAAGCAAGACGACAGCTGTAACGCTTAGCACCAAAGCAGGTGTTATCACGATGAACGCTGCTGCTTTGGCCAGCGGTGCAGCTGTTAAGTTCACTCAAACCAACACCACATGTAGTGCTACTGACGTTGTGATCTGCAACCAAGGCGGCGGTGGTACATCTAACGCATACGGCGTTCATGCTTGTGCTCAAGATGGTTCTATCGATTACCGCATTGTAAATAACACAGGTAGTTCTTTATCAGAAGCGTTGACCATTAACTTTATTGTTATTGATAGCCTTGCTGGTTAATCCTTAAGTTGAGCCGTCCCATTGCTACTTGGCATGACCTGCCAGAGCCATTCGCCAGTGATTTCCGTTACTTCCTTTGTGTCGTATGGAAACACATGGGTCTACCTGATCCAACACCGATACAGCTTGATATAGCTGAGTTTATGCAGCACGGCCCTAAGCGCCGAATTATTCAAGGCTATCGAGGTGTTGGTAAATCATGGATGGCAGCTTCTTTTGTTTTGTGGCGGCTGCGGTTAGATCCACAGCAAAAGATCATGGTCAACTCAGCTAGTGGGGCAGAAGCTAAAAACTTCACAACCTTCTGCCTGCAGTTGATACGTGATATGCCCATACTGAAATGCTTAGAACCACAGCGAGAGGAGCAGCGATCTGCTGTTCATGCGTTTGATGTACGGCAGTCGCGGCCAGATAAAAGCCCATCAGTAAAAGCTGTTGGTATTTTTGGCCAGGTGACAGGCTCCAGAGCTGACTTAATAATCCCAGATGACATAGAAACCCCTACTACTTCTTGGTCAGTAGGGATGCGGGAAAAGTTACTGGCAGCTGTTGGTGAATACAACGCCATCCTTAAACCCGGTGGTGAGGTCATGTACCTTGGCACACCACAAACAGAAGAGTCGATCTACAACAAGTTGCTGCTTAAAGGCTTCTCTACCCGTATTTGGCCATCTAGATACCCAACTAAACCAGAGAAATACGGTGACTCGTTAGCCCCCATTGTTGCAGAAGCACCAAGAGAGCTAATTGGTAAGCCAGTAGACCCAGGTCGTTTTTCTGAAATGGATCTGTTAGAGCGTGAAGTGAGCTATGGCAAATCACAATTTGCTTTGCAGTTCCAACTAGATACTTCCTTATCAGACCTAGAGCGCTTCCCGTTAAGGCTGAGTGACTTGATGGTCCTAGAAGTCTCTGACCACGCCCCAGAGAAGCTTGTGTGGTCCTCTGGCGCTGAGTACCGAGTTAGTGATCTCCCTGCGGTTGGCTTTAGTGGTGACTATTACCACCGCCCTGCTTTTATCCATGGCGATTGGTTGCCCTTCCAAGGCTGCGCCATGTTCATTGACCCATCTGGTCGTGGTGCTGACGAAACTGCTTATGCCGTTGTCGCTCACCTCAACGGCAACTTGTTCCTTCTGGACGCTGGGGCCTTTCGTGATGGCTATACAGAAGCTGTGCTTGAAGGTTTAGCTGTTGCCGCTAAACGCAACAAGGTAAACCTGATCCTCCTGGAAGACCAGTTTGGCCAAGGGATGCTGGAATCTCTGCTAAAGCCTTACCTACGCTTGCACCACCCGTGCACCGTGGAACCAGTCCGTTCCAATATGCAAAAGGAACGCCGGATTATTTCCGCTCTTGAGCCAGTTCTGAATCAACACCGGCTAATTATTAACCGATCTGTAGTCGAACAGGATAGTCGTGGTCGTGATGACGATACGGTTGAACGCAAGCTGGCGTATCAGCTATTTCACCAGCTAACTCACATTACTTATGAGAAAAATTGCTTACAGCATGATGACCGTTTAGACGCCTTAGCTGGTGTCGTGGAATACTGGAATGAATCCTTAGCAATTGATGAAGATAGAGCCATGGCCGACCGCAAGGACGAGCTTTGGGATCTAGAGTTAGAAGCCTTTATGGGAAATATCGAGGGAGCCCTAGATGCACAATTTCTTGGAGTGGCTTTGGAAAATTTACCGAAGACCGGCAAAAGCGCGACATGGATGGCAGCAAGATAAACCAAAAGCTTGGGTTGTACGGTTGCCAGCTACCTTTATTAATCACAAAAACCAAACTTCCAAAGGATCTTTCCAGACTGTAGTAATGGCCGAATCGGAAATAATAGCTTGGGAAACAGCTATGGATTGCGACGTATGGGAAAAGCTACCGTTTGAAGTTAAACATGTTCAAGTGTTCCCCCGTGAAATGCCCACTTGCGTGAATGATCATGTTGAAACCACCTAAGATCATGATGATTAATGCCGATAGCGGCACTGTTTGTCAGATTACTTACAATGGCAAAGTTTGGGAGCATAGCCAAATGTGGCAGGTTATGGTGTATTATCATCAGATGTATGAGATGTATGAGCGCGACGTATTGGCAGAAAATCCTGTTGCATGAAAGTTTTAATTGCTTGTGAATACAGTGCTCGCGTTCGGGATGCTTTTCGCAGTCACGGCCACGACGCATGGAGTTGCGATTTATTGGAATGCGAGGCAGATCCTCGTTGGCATTTACAACAGCCAGTAGAAGACGTATTGGATAATGGTTGGGATTTAATGGTGGCGCATCCACCGTGTACTCATTTGGCAGTTAGTGGCAGTCGGCATTTTTACCGTAAACAACAACAGCAAGCTGAGGCTCTGAATTTTGTGCGTCTATTAATGGCTGCACCAATTGATCGGTGGTGCATTGAAAATCCGGTCAGCGTTATTAGCACTGCTATTGCCCCCCCCCACCAAATTATTCAACCTTGGCAATTTGGTCACGGCGAAACTAAGGCAACGTGTTTGTGGCTAAAGAATTTACCTAAACTTAAACCAACCCAAGTGGTTGCTGGCCGCGAAGCAAAGGTGCATCTAATGCCACCAGGGCCTAATAGATGGAAAGAACGCAGCCGTACGTACATAGGCGTAGCTTTGGCTATGGGACAACAATGGGGAGCAACTGCATTGCTTGGTCCTATTCAACAGTTGAATTTGCCATTCGACGTAGCCACGAAATCAGCCGAATAACACGGTTAATATCCCACATTTCCGTTTGCGACCACCATTCAAATACAGGTTGGTGCCCTTTTTTGCGGTTACACATACTGCAGCAGGTGGCAAGGTTATACCTTGTGGTTCTGCCGCCTGCTTTCTTGGGCACAATATGGTCAAGCGTAATCTTATCAAAATGCTTGCCGCATACATAACAACAACTATCCCATTCTTCTATGATTGATTTTCTAAACTTAGCCTTTGTGATTTTCTTAGAAAGGAGTTCAGTTTCATCAATCTGGTGTTCCATTTAATTCAGGAAGTAGGTAGGAATCAACATCATGGGCGAGCAAATGGCCGTCGCTAGCTGCCATTTCTTTTAGCATGGAAGCGATGTTGTCTTCCACCGTCTCGGCATCATAGGGGCTGTAAACAGCAATAAGAGCCCATACCTCAACAACATGTTGATTGATCATTAAGTGGCAAACTCACAAGATATAGCTACGCCGCCTTTATCCCTTGGCCGTAACTTTAGCCAGAGCCCGCCCAGCGACTTCGGCATAGCAATCTTTTCGACTGCGAATCCTCCAAATTTGCCAAATTCTTCCTTATAAGTTCCACTTTGCAAGTGTAATCTGTCGGTTATTTCTACAGTACCAACAGCATTAGGCATATAGCAAGTATGCGTTACAACTGTTCTTTCGTGGTTGTGGCCATTAAGAACAATGTTTGCTGTTGGGAATATATTAAAATACCGCGACCCACCAAGGGTGCCTTTGGTTACTACCCCACCCCAAACACCATGGTGAAAAGCCAAGGTAGTCATGCGCACCTTACCTTGTGAGCCGTCTGGATTTTGCTGATAGAATTTGATAAAAATAAAACCTTGATAACTCATATGCTCTACTTTAGACCCTTTCTCGCGCATTAAACGGGTTACATTGCGTAAGGGGTCTACCTCATTATGTTTCATGATGGCAGTTTCGTGATTGCCATCACTCATCATGTAGATGTTATCTCCCCACCTGCTAAGAAAATTAGCACCTTCTTCAAATACAGTATCGAAATAAGCACCTTTTAAATGGCCAATACGAATACTTCCCTTGTCTGCGCGGCGATCTTTCGAGCCCTGCATTAAACAGAAAACATCCCCAAAAAATAATGCTGGTGCATTTTTAGCCTTAGCCTCATCCAAGTGCCGTGCAAATAATTTTCGGTCACACTTGGGATTATCCAAGTGAATATCGGAAGCTAGAAAGAACTCAAACGTTTCCCCGCTTTTATACGGGATGCGAAATTCTAAAACTTCAGGGCTAAGGCGTTTGGTTTCAATCATCGTGGGGAGGGAACGGTTTGCATAAAATCGCCCAACCGCTATTAGGCCCATCGACAAGCCAACGGCGATTGAAATTCAAGCGGGAATAGCGTTGGCCACGACCACCTGCACTACTTATATACCCCCCAGAGATTAAATTTGCCTCCCCATTTGGGTCGTTAACTGTCCAAAACTGGTTGTCAAACCCCGTCAATACCGACCAATGGCCTCCTCCAGTTGGATTAAGGCTGCTGCCGTGGTGCAACCAACCCACAGCAATAGGCCGACCGTTTCTTAGCTCATTTTCTACTAAAGTTACGCTTGCATTGGTGACAAATTTTGCGTCTAAGTTCATGCTTTGCAGTGCTTTGACCTGGGCCATAGCGTCTGTGGTGTCCCCATAGCGGCTGCGAATCACGTTGTACGCATTATCTGAGGCGACACGCTTCCAGAACCTTGCCACCATGGCGCATGAACTACTAAAGCATTCTCTATATCCAGTTCCACTGGCATTGTCCAGTTGGTACTCGTAAGGCACGTCAAGTTGTACAGATAATGAAGGCTTGACCGGGGGGTCGCTCCTAAATAGCACCAAAAACTCGGCTTTTTGTTTGTCGTCAAGCTGATCCCAAGCAAAATTCCAGGCAGCTTGTTGGTGAGCAAGGGGTGGTTGTACTGTGTTTTTAGCGGCGGCAAGAAAGTTGCTCATAAATCACGTAAGTTTGCTCGTATAATAAGCCTGCATCCCAACTAAACCCATGAAAAAAGGCGGCAAAGGCACCAAGGGCGGCGGCGGCAAGAAGGGCTACTGATGGCTGACCCCAAAGACGGGCTTTACATCAACATTAAGCGGAAGCGCGACCGGATCAAAGCCGGATCTGGTGAATCCATGCGTAAGCCTGGTGCGGCTGGTGCGCCTACAGCCAAAGACTTTAAGGAATCGGCTAAAACAGCTAAGCCTCCTAAGGCCAAGAAGAAATAACCTGCTATTTCTTGACTAAAGGGGTGAAGATACCAGCCAATATTTCTATTGCTCGGTACAGCTTGACAAATAAAGCGGTGTAGCGACCAAGCCTGTCGTTATCCTTTGGCGTTGGCGTCAGGTTTACTACTGCAACTGCTGTGGCATGTACCCCAATGGCAGCACCAACGTACTGGCTCAGTGTTTCAGGAGTAATAATCATGGCTAAAGGTTGGTGGTCGCTTCAACTTTACTTACTCTTTGCTCAACAAGCGATAACCTGCTGAATAATTCACGGTTGGTTTCGCGCATATCAACATGGATAATTTTTAAAGTTTCGGCAATATGCTCCACACTTGAAGTCAGCTTTGTGACGGCTCTACGAGTTTCTTCATTGCGGCTACCCGCCGTCATGCTCACCACGCAGCAGGCTGAGATTAAAGCGCCTGCCGCAGCAGCAAGGATTTCAATCACTGGCCCAAGCTGTTGTTGCCCCTAGTCTAGCGGCGCTACAGGCCACGCCACATTCCACGGGAAGCCAGCTTGCGCGGTTACATCACGCAGCTTCTGGCGATACGTTGCCCATGGCGCGGGTGATACTGGTGCATCAGGTAGTTGAGTCCAGTCGCAGTTGCTTAGCCGGTTGTTGCGGTCGTAACGCACTTCCGATTCTTTGGCGGCAGTTCGTTCGGTGATTTGTTCTGGTGTGGCAGGTGTCACTACCCATGTCATTACCCACTCGCCGTCAATAAGCGTTGGGTCAACTTGATTGCAGTTTTGCGTAGCTGGGTTGTAAGCCGGTGTGGGCTTATCAGTTACGGGGAATACATTCCATTCAGCTAATGTCTGCTCAGTTGGATCAACAGGAAAACTAGTGTTGGGGTTGTCGCGTATTAGATCTCCAATTGAGTAAGGGAAGATCTCAACGGTCTGATTTGGGGCGAGGACGTACATAATTGTTCAGTAATTGTGTGATGAGCGATCACTACAAATTATAGCGACCACGAAGAGCGTTGAAGTTTTGTGATACTTCTGCTGCGGAGAGTGCTTTGTTATATATATGCGCTACTGCAATGTTCCCATTGAATCTATCATTTCCGTTCCCATCCTTGCCTAGTCTTAAAGAAAGAAGCCCACCATTAAATCCAATATTTGTATTGGTTGCTATCACATTATTGTCACCATATACCAAAGTGCCTACTCCGCTATGATTATAAGTAACACAAATATAATGCCACCCTGAACTCAAACCACTCAGGGTTCCACTGCAATCATATATAGCACCTGCTCTTCTTATAACATAAATAGTAGTTGATCCACCGAATCCCCAAATTATAGATGTTCCGGTAGTACCTCCAATCGAATCTGCATTTCCAATCGGCCTATTAGTTTGACCACCACCCGAAGACTTGGCCCAAACTGCCATAGTGTGACTACTGGACGATGGGAAAATATATGGAGTTGTTACATGATCGTCTACCCCATCAAAAACAATAGACCCTCCATTTGCGCTGTTGTAAGTTGGGCCGTTTGTGAGGGTTCCGTTATTACTACTACCACTTAAGTCAGTCCAAGTGGTTCCAGAACCGGGATACGAAGCCGCATTACCGGCATCTAAATTTAATACCAGCCCTGAGGTTACGATGCCCGGTGTTGCCGCTGACCTCAAGCCATGTGGATGCCTCATTACGCAACATCCCCAACGGATGCACCATAAACTTGGCTGCCAACTTTCCAGAATTGAATCACGCTATAACCAGTAGTTGCAAGTGTTGGTGCGGTGCCGCCTCTCCATATTACACCGCCACTACCCCATGTCGCATCAGTCCATGTAAGCGTATAAGCAGTGCCATCATTTACCATCAACGTAATACTTTCCCCAGCGACAAAGTTTGTGGCTTTTGGTGTGCGGCTAGCACCAAGCGTTATTAGTTGGATGCTGCCATTGCCGGGGTCAACTTCAAATGCAACCCCATCAGTAATAGTAAATACATTCTCAATGATTGTGCCAATAATGGCAGGGTCAGTGAGGGTTTTATTGGTAAGGGTGCTGGTCGAAGAAATGCTTGGAATAACCACACCTTCCACTGCTAATACACCAGCAGCACTTCTAGATAAAGTCGTATCAGTCGCGTTACCTAGTTCAATGGAGCCGGTAGTGGCAATAGTTTGAGCGCCAAAATCTGGGCTGATTTTGCTGCCTGCAATAGCGGCACTGGCGCTTACATCTGCATTGACAATTACGCCAGCAGCAATAGAAGTTGCAGCCCCAACGCTGGTAACATCGCCGGTCAGGTTTACTGCACCCCCAGCCGCGCCTGCATCATCAAGGCTTCCTGTGAATGGGTTGAATTTATATGGCATGGTTAGCTCTTAGCAATGGTAGTTAAGTTGTCGCCAGTGTAAGACAATGTTAAAGTTGTAACAACAAGGCCATTAGCACCGCCAGAACGGTACACAACCCCAGTTACATTTGCCCCCGTGTATGTCAACGTAATGTAGTCATGCTCAGGAATTGCAAGACCTGGGACAGATAAACCAAAAGGAGGGGTTGCCATGAGCGGGGACAAGCAAAGAGCAGCAAATATTGCCTTGGCAGCCAAGGCTCCCTGTTATTGTAGCCGGTCTTGCAACGCCTCTACTTTTGCTGTTAACTCTTGGATGGCTTGAACAAGCACAGGAATTAACGACTCACCGTTATAACGAAGCTTTTCTGGATCTTCGCTGTCAATAATAATGCTGTCAGGGCCTTCCAAAGCAAGAATATCTTGTGCTAAAAATCCATAACGCAACGGGCCGTTGGTCTCTTCAGACTCACGGTTTAATTTAAATTGGAACGCAGTTGGCTTTAATTGTTTTACAAAATCTAACCCATGGGGAATTGCGCTTAGATTAGTTTTATCACGGGCATCTGATACTACAGTCCAAGCGACTTGAACGTAAGCGTTAGTAGTGGCAGTGGTCCCTATTGCAACGCGGTTATCTTGAGTAGTAACGTTAAAAACAGGGGCTGCAACTAGGGACGGCGCAACGCCGGTAAAGTGGCTTCCAATTACAGTATTGCCGATGCCTGTTGTGCAGTTTTGTAAGGCGCAAAACCCAATAGCGGTGTTGTGATTTCCCGTAGAAACTAAAAGGGCAGAATCTCCAAAACCCACGTTAAAGGAACCGGTATTAGCTTTTAAAGCTTCATCTCCAAAAGCAGTATTGAGATTACCGCTAATGTTGTTTTTTAAAGCATCAAAGCCAAAAGCATTGTTATATTCGCCAGTGGTGTTACTTGATAAAGCATTTAGACCAAAAGCATTATTGTTTATGCCGGTAGTATTAACTGATAAAGCAGTGCTACCTATTGCTATGCCATTGGTATTAGTTGCAGTGCCTTTACCAAAAGTTATCCCTTGGGCTGATAGCGTCCCTGTAGTCGAAAGGGCACCAGTCATGCTGTCGCCAGCCTTAGCAACCTTTAACGCATCTGCTGTATCAACATAGGTTTTAGTAGCAGCATCCTGGGCATTGGTAGGGTTCCCTACGCCTGTAACTTTATTAGTGCCCATTGCCAAGGCACCAGTCATGCTGTCGCCAGCCTTGGTTACCTTTAGCGCATCTGCTGTATCGACATAGGCTTTAGTAGCCGCATCTTGGGCATTAGTTGGATTGGCAACATTAGTAAGTCGCTGGCTGTTTGCAGTAGGTAAGCCAGTCGCGGCGTTTACAAAAACACCTCGTTTAATCCCATCGTCTATTTCTTGTTGCGAATACAAATGCTGCAAATTGCTAGTGTCTAGATCGCTTGCAACTAAAGTTGACCCATCCGTATAGTCAACCAATACATTATTAAGGGGGGTAATGCGACGCACCTCAACCGGTAAAGAAGAAGCAGGTGCCGCAGCAAGCAAGACGGTAGTGTCGTTTACATAGGTATAAGCAGTGTCTACATAGTTGACGTAGACCTTGATGTGCTCCTTCCTGATATAGGGAAAGGTAATGGCAAACTGAGTGGTGGACCCGTCGCCGGTATAGATGATGTAGGAATAAGCCATTAGCGGAGAGCCTCGGTGAACTGGGGCAGGCCAGTGGATTGCCCATATTTAAGCTCATATTGCACCTGTTTGGTGCGGCCTTCAATAACTCCAAGCTCTTGTTGCAGATCAGGGCGGCTACCTAAATAAGACATTTTGCCAAGAGCTTTAAACGTAGAAACCTCTCTATCAATAGCAGCAGCCCTTCTGCTAGGCACAGTTGTGCTGACTTCCCCTTCTGGCAAAGATTGGTAAAAAGGTGAATTGATCAATTGCTCTAATGCCATATAGATGTTGCGGCCATATTCATCGCGCACATTGGCAGCAGCCATTGAGTAATCAGCAAATTGCCGAGGCGTAAGCCTGAACTCCTTGCCAAAATCAGTATTGGTAGGGCCACGGAAATTAGCCCCCCTACCAGATAACCGGGTCATTTCAGCCATAACCGGGTCAACCTTAGGCGCTACTTGCAATGGAGACCACGGTACAAGAAATTGAGCCAAGGTAGATAAGTATGGTTGATCAGGTGGCAGGAACTCATCGCCCATAATACCTGACAACAGCAATGGCTGGCCAGTAATCCAGTTGATCCGTGGCGGTAATGATTCCGACCAGCCTGGGATTCCATTGCGTAGTTCGTTATAGGTTTCTTCAAATAAACGCATTGGGATGCCAGTAAGGCCGCCTTCAACAGGACTTGGTGGTACTACTCGCACCGTAGGATCTTCAATTCGGCGGCCAGCCCGCAAAGCAGAACTGAATGGCACCATTGATGTAATTAATCTAGAAATATATCTTTCAATTGGGCTGCGTACATTAGGCCCTTGGTCTAATTCGCCAGAGCCTGCAAACGCTTCATATAGTTCTGCAAAGCCTTGGTAATATGATTTACTTAATTGGCCGCCAGCTACAGCAACAAGTAAATCCATTGTTAAAGCAGAGCCCAATCGTTCCCGCGCTTCAGTTGGCAACTTATTGGCGATTTCCTGGTAATCAGCCATTCCTCCGAACAATGAACTAAGTGGTTCAAATGCTCGCATTGACACCCAAGGGCTAAAAATTGGCTGGCCATTGTTGTCTTCTCCAGTACGCACTCGGAACGAATAAGGTATCTTGCCTGAATCACGCCATTTCTGTTTGGCGCTTGGTTCTTGTGGCCCACCACCAGTAAATTCAACACGGCCTTGTGTCATAGCAATAGTGCCCAAGCTGATAGCTGCCATGCCTATTGCAATATCACCCTTAGCTCTGTCGCGGGTAAAGGCATCAGCTGAGTTAATGTCTCTCCAGAATGTATCAACCAATGGCGCAGCTGGTGTCATTCGAGCCACTGATTTAACTATGTCCCCAGGGGTACGGTTAAAAGGTTGGATGATGCTAAATAAAGGGCTAAAGTCAATCAGCTTTTGCCATACTGCTGGCATCATGCTAAATGTTCGAGAAAAGAAAGGTATTTCTTCAGTGGTATTAAGGTATTTATTTATGTATTCCGTAGCAGCTTGGCCTTCTAACCCTTGTGCTGCAGCTAGTTCTTGTGCTCGCGTTGGAGTCCGAGTTTCCATTTGAGCCCAAATGTCGTCAGTGAAAGTGGCATACCGCATAGCTGTTTGCGCTTGCGGGCTAGTCATTACTGCATCCAAAATTGTGCGGCCATTAATAACAACGTCTCTGGTCGCACGATCAACAGCAGCTTGCGCATATTCTTGAGCAAAGCCCCAAGCCTCTTTGCTCCCAGCATCCATGCCTTGGCCTACAGCACGGTCTAAACCAGGCTGAAGATTGCGCACATATTCAAACGACTGCCCGGCTAATACTTTAAAGAAAGTATCTAGGCTGACTTGGGTGCGAGTTGATAAATTAAGCCCTTGCCATATTTTTCTTTGGGCTATGGCCCATACTGCTTTATCTTGTATGTCCACCCACGGCATAGTATTTAAATTCCATTCGCCCTTGCCTTCTACAGTATTAGGGTCTAACGGTAATTGAGCATCTTCTTTAACCATTTTATCAAGAAAATCCATTGTTGTTTCGTCTAAATCGTACAAGCCGCGTCCGGCTTTGACTGATTCAGTCCCTAACCTAAAAGCGTTTTGTAGATTGCTGACGTATTGGCCATAGATCATTA